AATATTTTATTACTTGAATTTTTTTGCATACCGTAGTAAGTCTACGAAGTAGTCTTAAAAAGACATAGGGAAGACCAATAGGTACACAAGGTACGCAGGGTGCCTAGGGGGCTACCCTATATATGATTACACGGTAGTGCTAAAATATTGAGATAGGGTGTAAACCACAGCTGCCCTTTATAGTGTTGTCGGTTACATATAGGTATATATAAGGCTCCCCTAAGGGGGTAATTACATTATACACCTGTATGCCATTTTGTCAATATAAAAATAATTTATTTTTTACTTGACAAATCTGCATACGACCCTATAATGACCGCATATACTATTAAGACAACATAGCACACACGCCAATGAAAACATTAAACATTAGGCTATACGCTTAATAGTATATTAAATCCATTGTGGGAGGGGAACGCACCACTATAAAACGAGTTCCAGCTATATGAACAACCCCAATGGATTATTGGTATCCTTTGGTGTCTTTAAAATTCGTGGAGGATAGAAAAAAATGAGTGAATATAACGAGCTAAAACAAGCAACAAAAGAAATAGAAGTATTAAAGTCAGAAATTAAGACATTAAGAGAACAAACTAACTTTGTAATGAACAAATTAGAGAAAGCTATTGAAGATAGGATAGTTTTAAGAGCAGAGAATTTTAAATTAAAACAAAATATGGTACAAACACAAATAGCAAGTTGAATAACCTAAAAGAAAAGATAGTCCAGATGAGTATTATGTATTATGGTGTACAAGATTCTGAGGCAAAGACAAAAGTAAAGAAAGAAATTAGCAAAATTGTTAAGAAATCTCATAAATTTAGAGAAACAAACAAAGAAGATTACGAATTTATAACAAAACTGACTAGGAATATAACATAAATGCTTTTTAAAAGAAAAAATAATAAAAAATTAGCTGGAAAAAAGAAAAATATTGGCAAAGGGGCTACCGCTAGAGCTGCATCTACATCTTTAAAGATGCGTGCTGATAAAAAGCGTGTAAAATCTACAGCTAGATATGCCTAGTTCAGTTAATTATGTAAGAAATTACAAACAGGAGGCTAAAACAGAATCTCCTGTGCGTAGAAAAAAGAGAAACATGCGTAATAAAGCAAGACGCATGGCAGTAAAGGCAGGCAAAGCTAAAAAAGGCGATGGAAAAGATGTACACCACAAAGACGGCAATGCCCTTAATAATAAAAAAAGTAATTTATCTGTAGTCAGTGCTAGAAATAACCGTTCTTATCCTAGAACTAGAACTGCAGGAAAAAAATTTAGGAGATCATAATGTTAACCACAGGTAATAAAGAAAAAATGATGGGAAATAATGGTGCAACAAGAAAAGTAGCATCAGGTAATGACAATCAAGATATTAGAAGAATACTTCAATTAAGAGATATCATCAATAATGATAACAAGAATGAAGTAGAGCAGGAAATACGACAGATTATGGATGGCCTTAGCCCTGAAGGTAAACTTAAACTAGAGACAATGACAGGCTAATGCCTGGAAAAGGTTTATATGCTAATATCCATGCAAAGCGTAAGCGTGGAGAAAAGATGAGAAAGAAAGGCTCTAAAGGGGCACCTACATCAAGAGCATTTGCAAGAGCAAAGCAAACAGTTAGAAAAAAATAGTGGAAGAAAGAACAAGAAGAAAAATTAGAAAAGTAGCTAAAGCTTTAACTAAAGCATCTAGGTCTCATGCAGGTCAGTCTAGAACTTTAAAAACTTTAGTTAGAAAATCTAGAAGTACACATGGCAAAAACAAAAAGTAAATCAACTGTAAATAAAGCAGGTAATTATACAAAACCTGGAATGCGTAAAAAAATATTTAATAGAATTAAAGCACAAGCTTCTCATGGAACAGGTGCAGGACAATGGAGTGCCAGGAAGGCCCAAGCATTAGCAAAGGCTTATAAAAAAGCAGGTGGAGGATATAAATGATTAAAAAGAAAGCTAAGAAAAAAAAGTTTCCTGATGTATCAGGTGATGGTAAAGTTACCATGAAAGATGTATTAATGGCTAGAGGGGTTATCAAAAAGAATGGCGGATCCAAAAAAGGGAACAGGAAAAAAGCCAAAAGGTAGTGGTAGGAGATTATATACTGATGAAAACCCAAAAGACACTGTCAGTATTAAATATGCAACTGTCGCTGACGCAAAGAAAACCATTCGCAAAGTTAAGAAGATTAATAAACCTTATGCTAGGAAAATACAGATTCTAACTGTAATAGAACAAAGAAGTAAATTTGGAGGCAAACCTGAACAAGCAAGATTAGCTAAGAAAGCAAAACTTGCACTAAAGAAAAAACATGGCACTAGCAAAAAGTCAAAGAAGTCTTAAAGCTTGGGGAAAGCAAAAGTGGAGAACCAAGTCTGGAAAGAAGTCTAGTGAAACAGGTGAAAGGTATTTACCTGAGAAAGCAATCAAAGCTATGTCATCTTCAGAGTATGCCAGATCAACTGCAAAGAAAAGAAAAGATAAAGCAAAAGGTAAACAGTTTAGTAAACAACCAAAGAGATTAGCAAAGAAGACAAGATCATATAGAAAGTTTTCATAATTGGCAACAGTATCAGAAGATATAATCAACTGGTCTAAAAAATTTGTAGAAAAGATTAGTGATGTAAATGACATGCCTATTTGTCCATATGCAAGAGGGTGTAGAATTAAAAAAACTTTTAAAGTAGAAGAAGTTTCGAGTAAGGAGGACTTACTTAATCTAACTGTACAGTGGTGCAACAAACTAAAAAAAACTAAATACAAAATAGTAATAATTGGTTGTACAGATTTATCTATAACAGCAGATCAGTTAGATAGCGGTGTCGAAGCACTGAACTATGCGTACATGCCAAAAGATGTATACTTAATGGCTAGTCACTATGAGCAAAGTGGTGATGTTGATTTTTTATATGATGATGACTTCGAGACTGATAATGAGTTTTCAATGATACTAATTCAAAGATTAGCAGAGTTGGAAAGTGCATCTCAAAATTTAAAGAACAAAGGGTTCTATAAAAATTGGGATAAAGAGTATTATAAACAAACAGTACAAACTAGAAAAACTTTAATAAGGAGAATATTACCATGAAGGGAATGAGAAAAACTGCAAAGAAAGTCAACGGAAAGAAGAATCCAATGATGATGAAGATGGGCAAGAAAAAAGCTAAGAGTGGCGGAAAGAAAAAAAGATAAGCAACCCCCTAAAACTAGAAAGTATTTTAGAAAAACTAGTTCCGGGGCAGGAATGACTAAAGCAGGGGTCGCACGCTATAGGCGTGATAACCCTGGGTCTAAGCTAAAGACTGCAGTGACAGGTAAAGTAAAACCTGGTAGTAAATCTGCTAAGAGACGTAAATCTTTTTGTGCACGATCAGCAGGGCAAATGAAAAAATTTCCTAAAGCTGCAAAAGACCCCAATTCAAGATTACGTCAAGCAAGAAAAAGATGGAAATGTTAAGGAGAAATAAAATGTGTGAATATTGTGGCGGAGAGTGTATCTGTAGATAATGCCTCTCTATCAATACGAGAATAAAAAAACTGGCGAAGAGTTTGAGAAAGTTTTACCTATCGCCAGACGGTTTGAGCCTTGTGTAGCACCTTATATAAAATTAAAAGTTGTTGCACCTAAGATATTAAAAATATCAGATAGTAAAGGCAAAGAAGATAAGTTAAGAGAAGATATGTATACAAAAGCACAGACTGCAAAAAAAGAAAGAGCAGTGCTAGAAGCTGATACAAAGTATACAGCAGTTAAAAAAGAGTTTAAAAAAAGATATGGAACTAGTAAAAAAAGAACCAAAGAAGCTAACTGATAAACAACAAGAGTTTTTAGATGTGTTGTTTACAGAAGCAAAAGGAGATCCTAAGAAAGCAGGAGAGATAGTTGGGTATTCACCTAATCATCATTTACAAGTTGTAAAATCTTTAAAAGAAGAAATACTAAATAGAGCAGAGTATTCTTTAGCACTTCATTCAGGTAAAGCAGTACAAGGAATAATTGATGCTTTGGATGAAGATGGAAAAACCCCAGGTGTTAATATTAGAATGGAGGCAGCTAAACAGATATTAGATCGTATTGGTATTGTTAAGAAAGATAAGATAGATATTAATGCACAAGTTGCACATGGTATATTTATACTACCGCCAAAAGATGACTCTAATAAAACGCAAAGCTAGAACAATCCCTTATGGGTATAGGTTATCAGAAAATACAGATTATATAGAACCTGTTCTAGAAGAGCTGCATGCATTAGATGAAGCAAAAGAATATTTAAATAATTGTTCATATAGAGAAGTAGCAAAATGGTTAGAACGAAAAACAGGGAGAAGTATATCACATACAGGGCTAAGAAAGATACTAAATAAAAGATGTCAGACATTGAACCCCCAAAACCAAAATCCAACCTTGGAAGAAAAAAGGGAGTAGTACAAGAAAAAAAATATTTTAGCAAAGAAGTAAAAGCTAAACAAGCAGCTAAAAGATCGTTAAAGGCACAGGATCTTAAAATAAGAAAAGCCCACGATACTATACAGAATGCAAAAAAAAGAAAACAAAAAATTGTTAAAGCGAATGAAGCTTTACAAGGCTCGTCTTCAAGTGTTATGGTTGAGGATGAAATTAAATCTTTACCTCCTACAGTTAAAGATTATGTTGAAGACAATGTATTGTTTAGGCCTAATGAAGGACCTCAAACACAGTTTCTAGCAGCTCCAGAAAGAGAAGTATTTTATGGTGGTGCAAGAGGTGGTGGCAAATCTTATGCCATGCTTATTGACCCATTACGATACTGTCATAAAGAAGCACACAGAGCACTTCTACTAAGAAGGTCTATGCCTGAATTAAGAGATATGATTAATCATTCTCAAAGGCTCTACTCAAAAGCATATCCTGGTGCTAAGTGGAGAGAACAAGAAAAAGAATGGAGATTCCCTTCAGGTGCTAGAATAGAGTTCGGATACGCAGAGAACTTAACTGATGTACTTCGTTACCAAGGTCAATCATATACTTGGATTGGAATAGATGAACTTCCTCAGTATCCGACACCAGAGATATATAATTTTTTAAGATCATCTCTAAGAAGTGTAGATCCTGAAATACCTGTATACATGAGAGCAACAGGCAATCCAGGAAACGTAGGATCACAGTGGGTAAAAGAAATGTTTGTAGACCCTGCACAACCTAACACTGCGTTTGATGTAAACATAGATACAATAGTAGGTAATAAAACTATTACTAGAAGATTTATACCTGCAAAGCTACAAGATAATCCTTATCTAATGCAGACAGATGATTATCTAATTATGTTATCATCTTTACCTGAGGTTCAGAAAAAACAGTTTTTAGAAGGAGATTGGAGTGCATTTGAAAACTCTTCATTTCCTGAATTTAATATAGCTACTCATGTAGTACAACCTTTTGATATACCTAATAACTGGTTAAGGTTTAGAACATGCGACTGGGGGTATTCTAGCCCGGCATGTTGTTTGTGGATTGCAGTAGACTTTGATAATAACTTTTGGGTATATCGAGAATTGTACACAAAAAAAATTACAGCAGATATATTTGCTAGAAAAGTTTTAGAGATAGAGCAAGGGGAGTATATTAAATATGGAATACTGGATTCCTCAACTTGGTCAAAGAGAGGAGATGTCGGTCCTAGTATTGCAGAGACCATGATTAGAGAGGGATGTAAATGGCGACCATCAGATAGATCTCCTAAAAGTAGAGTGGCGGGAAAATTAGAATTACATAGAAAGTTATCTCTAGATCAAGGAACAGGACAGCCGAGTTTAAAAGTATTTTCTAATTGTATTAATTTAATTAGAACATTACCTATGTTGCCTATTGACAGAAATAATCCTGAGGATGTAGATACTCATGCTGAGGATCACGCTTATGATGCATTAAGGTATGGAGTTATGAGTAGATCACTACATCCAAATAGTTATGAGGCAAATAGATTTTATAAAGAAGAAAAAAACTTTAAACCTGCAGATAGAATTTTTGGATATTAATGGAATATATTGTTATACTAGCTTTATCATTTGTTGATAATTTAGATTTAGAATTTTATAATTATAGAAATGTAAAATTTAATAATTTAGAAACTTGTGAAACTTTTGTTAATTCTAAAAAGAAATATTTAAATGATACTATACAGTTACAATTTAATCAAAAAAATAGATTAAAAAGTTACGTTATATCCTGCTGGACCTCTGAAGAATGGAATAAATATTTAGATTCTATATTTAAAATAGACACATGAAAAATATAAAAGTTGGATATAAAACTTACAGTTTAGAAGAATGGAAACAAACTGTAGCTAGTGCTAACGAAGCTACAGGTCAATTCTTTTCTAAAGAAGGTGTTATAGGTTATGCTAAAGATGAAAAAGGTGTATCTCATGCTAACACTATTTTACATGAATTGATACATGCAATTGTGTATCAATGGAATATAGAACTAGAAGATAAAGTAGAAGAGACTATAGCTACATCTTTATCTAATGGTTTAATAACTATCTTTGTAGATAATCCAAAACTATTAGATTATTTAAAAGATAAAATAAAGGAGGGATAAGATGCCACAACCAGTATTAACAAAATACAAACAAGGAGATCTTCCACAAGACTATCCAAAGAAAGCTGATAGAATGAAAACTATTGATTTGAATGCAGAAGCAGATCCAAATGTTTCTACAGAAGATTTTCCAAACAAAAACGAAAAGCAAGTACAAGAGTCATTTTTTGCAATGGCTGATGAAAAAGATTACTAGGAGGTAATATGGATATTTTAAAAAAATACACACACGGAGAAGTTTCTAATGTTGCAGACGCTGCACCTAAAAAAGAAAAGCCAAGTGCACAACTATTAAAAAAGTATGCTCATGGTGAATTATCAGGAGCTGCAGAAGCTAAGGCTGGCAAAGAAGGATTAGAAGGCTTCGTATCAAAAAAATATACACAAGGCTCATTTAACGAATAAATGGCAATTATAAAACCTGCAGATATACTATCATTAAATGATGAAGATTCTTTAGATAATAAAGAGTCTTTTGATGTATCTAATTTAGCAGGTTATATTAGAAGTAAATTTATTGACTCAGAGAATGCTCGTCAATTTGATGAGCAGAGATGGTTAAGATCTTATCGTAATTATAGAGGTATTTATGGTAATGAAATGGCTTTTACAGAAACTGAAAAGTCAAAGATATTTGTTAAGATAACAAAAACAAAAGTATTAGCTGCCTATGGTCAATTAATTGAAGTATTATTTTCTAGTGGAAAATTTCCAATAGGAATACAGCCTACATCTGTGCCTGAGGGTATATCTGAATATGCACATGTTTCAAAACATAAGCAAGATAATAATCAAGATTCAAGCCCTTATGGTTTTCCTGGTGACGGTAAAGATTTAGATCCAGGTAAAGTTGTAAATGATATACTAGGTGGTTTAAAAGAAGAATATGAAACTGCTGAATTTACAAAAGGTCCTGCTACAGATGGTGCTAACGAACCTCAAATTAGTCCTGCAGAAATGTCTGCAGCTAGTATGGAAAAACTAATACATGATCAGCTAGAAGAGTCTAGTGCAGTTTCTGTTTTAAGGCATACACTATTTGAATCTACTTTGTTAGGAACAGGCATAATCAAAGGACCATTTACTTATGAGCAGGCTAAACATAGTTGGGTTAAAGATCCTGATACAGGGGCTAATAATTACACACCAAGAGTAAAACTGGTTCCAAAAATTGAATCAGTATCTTGTTGGGATTTTTATCCTGATCCTGATGCAACTAGAATAGAAGATGCAGACTATGTAATACAAAGGCATATATATACTAGATCTCAAGTTAGAGATTTAATGAACAGACCCTACTTTAGAAAAGAAGCAATAAAAAATTCTCTATCAATGGGTGCTTCTTATGAGCCAAGAGGATATGAATCATCTTTACAAGATAGGGAATCTACAGACGAACTTAATAGAAATAGATATGAAATACTAGAATATTGGGGCACATTAGATACAGAGTTAGCTAAAGAAGCAGGTATTGAACTTGATGAGGATAGTGATGAACTAGATGAAATACAAGTAAATGCATGGGTATGTAATGGAGAAATAATTAGATTAGTTTTAAATCCATTTACACCAAATAGAATACCATACTTAATATGTCCTTATGAAATAAACCCTTATCAATTTTTTGGTGTAGGTATTCCTGAGAACATGGATGATTCACAAACTATTATGAATGGTCATGCAAGAATGGCTATTGATAATTTAGCATTAGCAGGTAATTTAGTATTTGATATAGATGAAACAATGTTAGTGCCAGGTCAAGATATGAAAGTATTTCCTGGTAAAATATTTAGAAGGCAAAGCGGTATGCCGGGGCAAGCTATACATGGAGTTAAGTTTCCTAATACATCACAAGAAAATTTAATGATGTTTGATAAGTTTAGACAGTTAGCAGATGAGTCTACAGGTATTCCATCTTACTCGCATGGTACAACAGGAGTGCAAAGCACTACAAGAACTGCAGCAGGTATGTCTATGTTAATGGGAGCTGCAGCTTTAAGTATAAAAACAGTTATAAAAAATATTGATGATTTCTTATTAAGACCCTTAGGGGAAAGTTTATTTGCATGGAACATGCAATTTAATGATAGTTCACCTGAAATAAAAGGAGACTTAGATGTAAAAGCTAGAGGCACATCATCTCTAATGCAAAAAGAAGTTAGATCACAAAGATTACTAACATTCTTACAAGTTGCATCTAATCAAAATCTTGCTCCTTTTGTAAGATGGCATTCTATCCTATCAGAGATTGCTAAGTCTCTAGATATTGAACCTGAAAAATTAATTAATGATCCTGAAAGAGCAGCGATCTTTGCAAAGATAATGGGGATGGCAAATGGTAACAAACAAACTGAAAGCAATAATCAACAGTCCACAATGGCCACTGGTGGAGGAACTCCTTCAGGAGCGAATCCAAATGATATTACAGGGGCTGGTGGTGGCAACATCGGAGCAGGAGGTGTACCGACTCCAGGGGAGAGTGGCTTCGCTACAGGAACTCCTGAAGATGAGGGAACAGCTTAAATAAATGTCATCACAATACTCAGGTAATAATATGCAGTTACAGTATGACCCTGAAACACAACAGTGGTCATATGTAAATGTAGCACAAACTTTTATAGACACATCTACATTCTCATCTACAGATCCTCAGTTTCAATATAGAAGTGATAATCAACAAGATGATAATGACGATGATGATGCTACAACAGACCCATGTCCTGCAGGATATCGTCTTGTAGTTTTAGAAGATGGCAGATCTACTTGTGAAAGAATAGAAGCACCTGCACAAGATAGTGGCGGTAGAGAAGATACTCCTGAACCACCAAAGCCTGACCCTTTTGCACAAAATAAAGAATCGATAGAATCATTTTTTGAATTAAAGAATGAAGGTAAAATAGATTTTAATACTTACAATCCTAAAACTAATCTTGTAGAATATAACTCTGATGCTAATCAAACTACAACAGGCATTATATTTGCAGGATTAACAGGCAATATTATAAATTCTATAGATAATGCTATGGATGAATCAGAATTAAAAAGAGCAGGAATGTTAGTAGAAAAAGAAAATGGTGGCAAGTTTATAGATCTTAGAGTAGTTCATGACGTAATGAAAACAAAAGTTATGAACCCCGGAGTACCTGAAGGTAATGTATTAGCAAACACACCAGGTTATTTTGGTTTAGATGATACTAATAATTACTATAAAGATTATCTTGAAAATATGAACATTAAAAAAGAAGATATGAAAATATTTGGGTCTACTGATGTGGGTGTAATATTTGATGAAATGATGAAATCTGAAAATAAATTTAAACCTAATAAATTAACAAATCAAGGATTTGAAACTTTTGGAAATTCTTATTTCTTTAATGGTAAAAGACTAGATCAGGCAGAAGTAAACAGACTTATACAGTCAGGAGTTACTAACCCTAATGATATAGCTAATGAAATAAAAAAAGATGAAAATAAATATATTGTGACACAACAAGAAAATAAATCTGATTCAGGTGGAGATGAAGGAGACCCAGTATTTATTGGAGATCCAGGGCAAGAAGCAGATAGTGGAGATGATGGAGACGATACGCCTCCTCCTAGACCAGAAGGAACTACAGAACCCGGTTCAGGATATCAAGCAGGAGCATCATATACATCTAATAGACCAGAAGGAACTACACAACCTGGTTCAGGATATCAGGCAGGAGCAACA